TGGTAATCAGCGAGCTACTACCTGCCATTGGCAAATCAATTACTGCTGGATTATTTGTTACATTCTTTAAAGAAGTTTTCAAAGCTGGTGCTAGAAACGTAGCGGGCAAAGGCGGTGGTTGGGCTATTGTTATCGCCACACTGGCAACTTCAGCAGGTTGGGCAATATTCAGCAACTGGTTAAGCACTCCAGCTGGAACAGAATGGATTAAATCATTTGTTCCTCAGCTGATTATAAATGGTATAGGCGCATTGACCAATATGCCAATCGATTGGCTATTAAACCTGTTGAAAAAGCATGGAGTTGATGTACGTCCAGATCCAGAAGTACGTGATCGGTTGGATACTACCAGTGATGTAAGTATGCCTACGATTGATCCTGCTAAGGAACGTGCTCGTCAACGTGGCGCTGACAAAGCCTTGTGGGATACCACACCATATACTTCTGACCAACGTTTTAGATAAGCGGCATTCTAGACTGTTTGCTAGCTTCAATGTTTTCGTTGATAATAGTAGACATTACTTCAATATCTTCAGTACTATAACGATCAAATAGGTCATTGATGTTTACACCGCCTCGCATGTACCAAGCGATTCTAAACAACTGCTCTTTGAATTTTTTAACATGCTGATCTAGCCTAACTAGATATTCTTCAATTTCTTCTGCAGATAATCGAGTTAGGCGGTCACGAAAAAACCTGATTGGTCCAGATTAATACCTACAGTTTCTTCATTGTTGCATTCAGAACAAACTACTTTAGTGCTGGGAATTTCCCAAGTCTTTCTATTTTTTTCAATTTGTTGCTTGATCTTTTCATAGATTATTTGTTCGCTGTTTAAAATCCATTCGCTAATGAATGTGCGTTGGTCAACAACACCTTCAGGAACTTCTACACTATCAATCTGCATGATCATCATTTCTTTTTGTAGCGCACTTACATCAGCCAACAGGCCTGCTACAATAGTATTTCTTTCATCTTCAGATTCTAAATCGCCAGTTTGTAACAGTTGACGTTGGAGTTTAAAAGATTGCAACTGAAAATTAGTCCAGTCTTTGTAGGTCAATGGGCGCAGATTAATAGTAATATCTTTTAGATTAATTTTGCCATCATAGGTACAGCCTTTAAAGTGTGCCATTACATCGCCAAGGTCGATGTCATAGTCATTTTGTGCTTTACATTTGCTACAGGTATGTTGAATGTTCATGGTATTACCATAGGTAGCAATACGAATAGCACACAGCAACGGATCTAGATCTAGTATGCTGATTCCCCAAGCATTCTTAATCACAGGACAGCAACTTTGAATAACGCCCACAGTGCTTTGTCCAGATAATAAGGCATCTGGAGTTTTCATCATGATTTCATCCATGCCTGTCATTCCATATACAGGCATATTTTCCAAGTCTCCCATGAAAGTTCCAGGATCCGAGTAAATTCCGCCAGTAGGTAAGGAAGTAAAAATTTTGGGCTGTCTAAAATACTTCTTTAATGGGTTATCCATTGCTTTTTCTCCAGATAAATATATTATACGTGTATTTATATACGTATATTTCCAGGGAAATTTAAATGTCATTAGAATCCGAAGTCCAAGAAAATACGCGAACGATGAAAGAAATGCTGACGCAGATGCGCGGTGGCTATCAAAATGGTGCTAATACTACAGTTCCAGGTGCGGGCAGTGGCGTATTAGGTGGAGTCACTTCACAGTTTAAGGAAAGTATTCTGGGAGTAGCAGGAGAGTTTGAAAACTTTTCTGGAAAACTAGTTAGAAACCAAGCAACTATTCCTGATCTAGGCAAGGTCGTTACTAGTGCAATCAATCCTATGTTTGGTACATTCGGTAGATTATTTGGTGACGCTGGCATGGGCGTTGTTAACTTTGTTGATGAAAGTATTAAAAACTGGCAAGATTTTTCCAAGCTAGGGCCAACAATGTATGGCAACTTTACAAATTTAAACAAGGCAGTTAGTCAGGCTCGATTAAGCTATGACGAATTTGCTGATGTACTTGGTAAAATGAACGGTAGCCAACTGGCCTATGGTAAGACCATGACTGAAGGCACACAGATGTTTGCTAATCAGATCGATGTGTTCAGCAGAACTGACTATCAGCGACAGTTTAACATGATGGGTATTAAGGAAAAGGAACGTGCAGAAATTGCGGCACAGGCAATTGCCAACTGGACCGGATTAAATCTATCAGGCGCCGAAGGACAAAAAATAGCTAACGAAGCTATTCTTAGATTTGGTAAAAGTTTAACTGAAGCCGCAGAAATGACTGGCATTACTAGAGAACAAAACCGTAAGAGTTCTGAACAAGTTGATACAGACTTACGATTATTTGCATCAAGAGTACAACATATTAGAGATGGTGACTTGTCATTTGCCAATTATGTTCAGCAGGCTAAAGATGTAATGGGCCCAGCTGAACTTAAAGATGCTATAATCCAGGGATTAGCCAATGAAGGTCGAATTTATGGACCTACAAACGATGCTTTAAATTTATTAGCACCTCAGACACTGGAAAAAATAAGAGAATTAACAGCGATTGCTAGTGATAGTACTAGAGATGCCAATGATCGCGACAAAGCTATGAAAGAACTTCTAAATGTTCAGAAGGACTTTACAGCAGAATCTATGTCAAATTCTACTATGTTGTTTACCAAGCAGGATCAATTGACTGCTGAACAGAGAAAAATAGTAGAAGCAAACAAACCCTTCTATGAAAGTGTCTTGTCTGATTTGGCCAAGAACCCAAATAGTACTGTCGGCGAAGCACTTGATAGGCTAAAAGCGGCAACAGCATCAACCGGCCGAGGTGAAAATATATCAGCACCTTTAGTCAATGGAAGACAACCTGGTGAAATGGATACAGGTCGTGAAAGTACACAACTATATCTAAGTATTAAAGACAGATTGAAAGATGTTGGTAACATGACTGTTACTGTTATTGACGGACTTAATAAAGAATTAGGACAAACTGGCAAACTAATACAGGGACTTAATAATAATCCTTATTTGACCAATGGTGGAAAATTTACTGAGTTCATGCAAGATTGGATGAGCACCAATATGGCAGGTAAAGGTCCTGAAGCACAAGCTGAAGTGTATGCACAAGGTTTACAAAAATTCTTTAGCGGACTAACTCCTCCTACAAAAACTAAAGAAGTTGAAAAGAACGGACTAGGAGGAACTTCAGTTCCAGGAATTCCATACATATCATCCGAATTAGGTTTTGAATTTGGCGAAGATGTAGAAGCTAAACGCATTTATAATAATGGCGAAACCAAAACAATGGTTCAAAGCATGACAGATGGCATGCGAATGTTTCCAATTTTAGCAGGACAACTACAAAAAACAGTGCCTGACATTGCACAAGTGGTTTCTAGTGCAGTGAATAACATGCCAGTAAGCTCGGATGATGGCCAGAATCCTCTGCTAGAAGAAGTTAAAAAGTTAAATACTATTATGCAAAGTGTCGCGGGCTTTAATAAAGCAACTGTTGACGGTATTACAAAGACTGCTAGAGCTATAGAATCAACTAATAGCGTCTACGGCTAAGGACCCAGAATAATATGAGTTGGAAAAAATTCTTCACACCAGTACCTGTAGGATCAAGCCGAAGTGTATCAGGTAGTGGTATGACTAGTGCAGGAATGGGTCCTGCAAAAACAAACTACAGCAGTTACTTGCCAGATGTTTATTCAGGCAGTCCAAATCGTATTGAACGTTACAATCAATATGAAACAATGGACTCAGATCCAGAAGTTAATGCCGCATTAGACATTCTAGCAGAGTTTACTACGCAAAAAGAGAAGTCAGGGCATAGTGCATTCACTATTGACTGGCGTAGTAAAGCAACTAACAGCGAAATTAAGATTCTAGGCGAGTATTTGAATCAATGGAGCAAACTACAACAGTTTGATATCCGTATTTTCCGTATACTACGCAATACATTCAAGTACGGTGATGCATTTTTTATCCGTGATCCAGAAAATCAAAAATGGTATTATGTAGATCCTAACAAGGTTGTTAAGATTATTGCTAACGAAAGCGAAGGTAAAAAGCCTGAGCAGTATGTTATCAAGGATTTAAATCCTAATTTTATGAACCTAGTGACTACACAGATTAGTCCTAACGTTAGAGATTACAACAGAGGTGGTACACAAAGCCAAGTTGGCCAAGGCGGCGGAGTTGCCGCACGTGGTATGACTGGCAATATTCCAACTGCCGCTGGCGGTCGCTTTGATAAAAAAGATGGCGAGTATGCTATTGATGCAGAACACGTTATTCATTTGTCATTGTCAGAAGGTTTAGACAACAATTATCCATTTGGCAACAGTTTATTAGAGAATATTTTCAAAGTCTACAAGCAAAAAGAGCTTTTAGAAGATGCTATTCTTATCTATCGCATACAACGTGCTCCAGAAAGACGTATTTTTCATATTGATGTAGGTAACATGCCAAGTCACTTGGCTATGGCGTTTGTGGAAAGAGTCAAAGACCAGATCCATCAACGTAGAATTCCTAGCCAAAATGGTGGCGGACAAAACGTTATTGACAGTGCATACAACCCATTAAGCATTAACGAAGACTATTTCTTTCCTAAATCAGCAGATGGCCGTGGTAGCGATGTAACAACATTGCCAGGCGGTACTAATTTAGGTGAGATTGACGACTTAAAATACTTTACCAACAAGCTATTCCGCGGTTTACGCATACCAAGTAGCTACTTGCCAACTGGTGCAGACGATAGTAACAGCAGTTA